CTTTCGCCGCCTTCCACTGGTCATATGTGTCGAGTGACCAGTGAAGCGCGGCAATCAGTTTCCCGCCGCTTCCTTGGCTTCGCCGTTGACGCGCTCTGCGACCTGGTCGCCTGCCCACTCCACACCGCGGCGGAACGCGGCGCCGATCCCGCGGGGGTCATCAGCCGTGAGGATTGCCAGCGCCTGCGCGGTCGTGAACGGCATGTCGTCCGCCCCGCTCTTGATGCCCTTCCAATCAAGCAGGATATGCTCTGCCAGCGGCTTGCCGGTCGCGATATTGAAGGCGTGCAGGCCTTCATCGGTATTCAGCTTCTTGCCAGCCTTGCGCGCCAGTCCTGCCGTCGCGACGCGGAATGGCTTGAAGTTGGTGCTACGAACCTTGAAGGCCACCCCCTCCATGTCGGGAATGTCATCGACCCATTCGCCAGGCGAAAGGTCGAGCGGTTCATTTAGATTGCCAATGTCCATGATGCGTCCCACCGGGCCCTATCGGGTCTAAGGGCGGCAAAGGGACCCGAACCCCGCCGCCCTTAGCTCGCTCAAACTTCGACGATGTTCGTGTTAGGCTTGATATTGACGCCCAGCATGCGGGCGGTGTTTGCCTCGCCCGCGTTCTTGGTGCGCGACATCACCAGCCCGTAGAACATATCCGTCTCGCCCCCAGGCATAGCGGTGGCAGTGATTGACGTGGCGCTACCGGAGCCACTGACAGCGATCGGATCGCCATCGGGAGTAGCTGCAACACTGAAGCCGGTGGGCGTGATGTCATCCTCGACCACGTAATAGGCGGTGCCGGCCGTCAGGCCGCCGGGGAGCGTCCCGCCGTTGCCCGTGAAGATGATACGTGAACCGGGCTCAAGGCCATGCCCGCCCGGCCAGGCGACCACGCCAGGAGTGCCGGCCGCGATCGTCACCGTGCTTTCACTGACGCAGCCAGCGCCCCACTCGATCTTGATGGCATAATTGGCGCAGCCGTCGAGCGCATCACGCAGCCGACGCTGACCGGGGTCATTGGGCAGAGGCGCGAACATATTCTCGGTCGCCGGCGCCGAAGCCGTGCCCTTGATGCTCACGTCACGGCCGGCGCCAATGAAGGACTGTGTGATCTCGGCTCGAGCGTCACCAAGCGTGCCGGCCTGCGTCCAGCCGTTAATCTCAAGCCATTCCGGCTCCTGCAAGGCGAAGTCTGCGAGCGTCACGGTCAGATCGGCAGGCAACGCCACCCGCGTACCGATGTAAATCTTCGACCCTGCTACAGCCTGCAATGCCATGTGCGGCGCTCCCATTGCCCAGCTGGGCGGTTCCTGAGTTGCACAACATTACACTCAAAGCGTCGTCAAAGCAATAATAGTGCGTGTAGATGTAATTATAGATCCGTCAGGTCGAGGACCACGGCACCCGGATTGGCGACACGCGGTATGCCCCATCGACAAACGAGGGCAGGGCGGATGCATCCTGTGTTGCACGCAAGCGTGATGGGCTGAATGACATGCACACATCAGCCGGGAAGTGCGCAGCGATCTGACCGATGATCTCGCGCATCTGCGTATGGCTGATGTCACGTGCGATCGGCCATTGGACGGTCAGCATGAGAGTGCCGGTGCGCGTATGCAGCCGGGGATCAATGCCGACGCGCACCGGATCGTTAGTCACATCCGAGAGCAAGATGAAAGGGGCGGGGCCGCGCTCGTCTGTTGGCGGCGTGACAATGACGCCAGGCTCGAACACCTGCATCACCGGGTCAGTCTCCAGCGTGTCGACGCGGGCTTTCAGCGCCAGCCAGTCAGTCGTTTGGATCGTCGGCATCACCGCTTACCCATTTTAGCGCCCTGCTCGGCTACGATCGCGGGCCACTTCGCCGCGGTCGCTTCGGCAAAGCCAAAGCCGCTCTGGTTGTAGTTCCGCCCCAAGCTGTCTTTCCCAACGAACCCATAATTCTGTCGACGGGCATACTTTGCCTGCCAGCCGATATAGATCGTGTCACCGGGCTTGATCGTGGCAATTCCGAGAGAGAAATCGCCTTTAGCCAGCCCGTCAATGATCCGCGGCGGCTTGTTGTCGACGACCACTGACCGACCAAGATTACCTGTCTTCACCGGCACACGCCCGCCGTTAGGAATGGTGGTCGACGCCTCCGTCGCCAGCGCCTGCACAGAATTGCGCAGCAACGCAGTAAGGCCGGTCGTCGACGTGCCGGCCCACTTCGACGGATCGATGCCCTCCCACGCCATCAGATACCTTGACGTCGCTTTGCTTCGATCGCGTCGACGATCTCCGCATTGGTCGCGCCCTCCTCGGTGAACACACCTTCATCGGCTGCGATCTCGAGCAGTTCCGCCTTGTTTTTGTTGGTCAGGGCAGGGATTGTGGGTGTCATCTCGGGCGCCTTGCGATGATCGGCGCCGGCGTCGATCCGCATCATCACACGCAGGCCTTCGACTGTCATGTCCATCGCCTCGGCCATGCGGCCGTGCAGAATCGCGTCGCGTAGGTTCTTGCGGCGCTCCGCGCAGTCCTTGCAAGCCATCATCAGTCTCCCATCAAAGCCCGTATGCCCAGTCGATCGCCTGATCTCCGCGGCATCGACAGTTCGCGTTGTTTCTGACACCACCAGCCGGATCGTGAGGGTACAACATCACGGAGCCATCTGGCAGGATGAAGGGCATGTCGATCCCGTCGACTGTGCGACCGTTCATAGCCAAATGGACATCACGCGCCCCTCGGACGCCACCCTGATGCACCCAGGTCTTGGTTACGCCATTGTCGGGTATGCCAGCCTTATCGAGCGCCTGCTTGGTGGCTTCGGCTCGAGCCATCTCGACACCCTGAGCAGTCTCGGTGCGCGCGATGTCCTCAGCGCGCCGGGTTAGTAGGCGATCCGAATATTTGGCTGCCATCTCGTCGATCTGGTCGCGGCTCAGTGGGTTCGGCTTACCTGCGGCAACATCGCGGATCGCCTTCTTGATCGTGCGGTCATAGCGGCGGTCCCGCAGCGTCTGGCCGGTGCCTTCCTTCCACTTACCGTCCTTGTCGAAGCTGCCCAGCACTTTCATCATCTCGTCAGGATCACCCGACAGCAGGCGGCGCCGCATGTTGTCGACGTAGCCGACCTGAGGGGCAGACAAGCCGACAATGCCGCCCTCGCGCCTGCCGCTAATCGAGTTGATGCGGCCGGCGATGTCGGAGGCGATCGTCTGCGGGCCTTCGCCGCGCTGGAAGCCATCGGCGATGACCTTGCGGGCCACCTGCACCTGTTCATCGACATAGCCGACGACACGCGATGCTGCTTCGGTTCGGATCTTGGCTTCAGCACGCGGGTTCGTCATGTCAAAGCGGAAGACGATGTTAGTCGGCTCGGGGCCATCGAACGATAGAGAAGGCGGCATAGTTGGCGGCCCAAGCGGGCCCGCCGGTTCGGTCGGCAAGATCGGGCCTCGGACAGATGGATTGCGCGAACCCTGGAATGCCTTGGCCCGCTGCTTAGTCAGGCCAGAAGCGACCGCTGCACCAGACTCTACGAAAGCCGATTGTCGCTCCATTAGGTATGAACTGAAGGCCCCCTGGTCTGGATCGATCGCACTGATTGCCGCATCGACATCGCCTGCGCGCAACGCGGATACCAGCGCGTCAAAGTCGATCCCTTCACGGGCTGTGGCGATGGCGGCAAGAAACGCCCTCTGTAGTCGCGGCTCAAGCGACGCAATCAGAAGGTCAAGGTTATCGTTCACCGACGCACCACGAACCTGACCGCACAGGTGATGCCGACCGCAGGCAGCTTGCGGACGGCCAGCACGGTGACCGGCGATCCGTCCAGCTCAAGCACATTGCCGGGCTCATACTCACCGCCCCAGGGTGCGACGATCACTTGCAAATCGGTAGCGACGATCTGGCCGCCTGCGTCAACCGGCGTTCCGACAAGCTCTTTGCCGACACCTCTAGCAGCACCGTCTAAGACCGTGATCTCCCTCTCCGGTGGGGCAGGCGGCGACCACGGATCGACTTGTTCACTTCCCTCGATATAGCGGATGAGCTCGATTGATCCCTGACCCAGGCCGCCCTTGCTAGTAGGAGCGAGCAATTCACGTGCGACATCGCGCATTTCCTCGTAGAAATCCGTCGCCATCAGCCGCCTATGCTCCACATAAATGCTGCGCCCGTCTCAACGCAGGCGAATTGGCGCAAGGCGCCGTCAATGATGCTGTCGATAAATGCTGGACCGTTGCCAACGGCAGGCTTGCCATCATCGAAATACTCGCGCTCGACAGCGCCATCGACCTTGTTGCGCCGGACTCGCTGACCTGCGGTCACAATCGGCCCGGCGAGGATACCAGGCGTTTGAGCTTCCAGCCATGCGGCACGGTAGGAAGCGTTGACTACAGCGATCGGCACGGCATCAGCGGGGATGTCTACCACGCAATTTAGCTTGGCGCCGGTGCGGGGCCATGCCTGATCCTGCGTGACCGGATCGGTGCGGTGACCGGTCCAATATTGCTCGTAGCTGTCGACGTACAAGCTGCCTCTAGCACGCAGCACAGAGGGGAAGGGCGCTTCGTCCGGCAACTCATAGCCGTGGTCGATCAGCCATTCGTCGAAGTCTTCGTCAGTGCCGTATGCAGCCATCACTGCGTACTCGGGATAGCGAGAACCTGCACTGACACTCCCGTCGCCGCAGCGCCGAATATATCGTAGCTGACCAAAGCGGACAGGAGTGAGAGCGTGGCGGGGAGAGTGCGAGCCAGCCAGCATCGCCCGGTCGCGCTGGTCGCGGTACGAGTCGCCACGTTGCAGACGACTGGTTGCGTAGTAGCGTTGATCGGCACCGGCAGGACAGCGGGCGCAGAGGCAAGCGGGGTGGCCCAGGTTACGCTCCACGCGCCGGTGCTATCGGTTACCACGATGCCAGCACGTGTGATACGGGGATGCGTATGATCCTCGCGCGCGTAGCGGGCCTGTGAGCCGGTCTGGCCACCGATCATTTCGGACGGCGGGGTGGCGTTGGCGGGGGTCGGGATAGCCGCCTGCGCAGCCGCTGCATCGCGGACGGCATTGTCGGCCGTGGCCTTGGCTGCGGCCGCAGCGTCACGCGCCGCAGTATCGACGACTGAGACCGGGCCGGCTGGAGCAACCACAACTTGCGCTGAAGCCGGAACAGCGATGATGGCCAGCAAGGCAGCCAG